GTCTTCGCGGTTCCTTATGGGGTTCCTCCCCCCCCTCCGTTTGCTGCCCGGCCTTCGGTTTTCGGCCCGCTCGAGTCGTTTCGGTGTCGAATCGTGTCGTTTGGTGTTGTTTCGTTACGCGTCGCGTTCCTTTCTTTTTTTCGTGACGCGAGGCTGTCGCTTCGTCGCCGTCGGCTCGGCGGGGTCGGGCCGTCGGCCGGGCCGGGCTGGGGCGGTCTGCGGCGCCGTCGGTGGCGGCTCGGTGGGGCTGCGACACGCCGCGACACGCCGTGCTGTGAAATTCGACTTTTCGTTGGTATCTCGGGGAAAGGTCTGGGTTTCAGCCAACCCCGAGTTGACACAGGGTCCACGGCCCGGCTAGGCTGGGGTCATCGCCGCAAGGCAGGGCCGAAGGGCCACCGGGGTCACCGAACCCCACAGGACATGGCTCGCCGAAGGCGGCGGTAACCCACTGATCCGGGGTCTGCCTTGACCACGGGTGTTATCTGAAAGGTGAATATCATGCGTTGCTTCAAGACTCGCAATGAGGCTATCGAGGAAGTCCGGACCGCGCTCGGCGAGTGGTGGGCGGACTTCGACCTAGAGGCGATCGTCGATGGCATGTTCGAGGTCGATGATCGTGGCTGGTACTGTTGGGAGGATCCCACTGACACTGATCGTTGGGCTGCGGCTGTGGCTGCGGCGGATCGTGGGGGTGATCGTTGATGGATTGGTTCGACGTCGCCCGGGCGGTCTGGGACATGGTATACCAAGTACTGTCCACGTGTGAGGATTGTGTGGAGCATCTTCCGACTGCGGCCCAGTGCATGCTTGACTGGTGCTGATCGTCGTGCCCCGTGCTGGCGGTTCCAGGGATCGTGCCCCTGGGCGGGGCCTGCCGCTGGGATCGTCCCGTGCGGCGTCTCCGGAAGGGAGTGATTGTCGTGAGGTTTTCCGAGTCTAGGCCGGGTTCGTGGCGGGTTGAGGCTGCGCCTGAGGATCTGGGGTTCGTGGGCGACTGGTGCAGGTCGGGTTCGCCGCGGGCTGTGGGGTTCGAGCGTTTGGACGGCGATGTGGAGCCGTTGTCGAATGCGAGGGTTCGGCGCCTGTTGTCGCTGGGCTGGGTCGTGGACGGGCACTTCGGTGTGAAGTGTTTCGAGGGTCCGGCTCATGGGCGGACTCTGCGGGAGCCTGTGGGGGAGTTCGAGGGTGAGATGGCGGCTCGGGTCGTGCGGGCTTCGTGGGAGGCCGAGTTCGGGGATTGTGATCGTGTGGAGGCGGATTGGTCGGGTCGTGTCGCCTATGTGGAGGTCGATGGCTGGGAGGGCGCTGGTTGGGCGCGGTTCCGGGTGGATTGTCGGCCGGAGGGGCGTGTGTTGATGGTTGCTCGGGAGGGGGAGTCTGTGTCGTGGCCGGTGGACGTCGGCGGGGCTGAGGGCTTCGCGGATCGGCTGATCGAGGCTGTGAGGGGGTAGTAGGCGAGTGGTTGTCCCGGGGCTGGCGCCTTCGGCGGGGTTCGATTCCCCGCTCGGGGCCGGGTGCGGCGGTCGGCGTCGTGCTGGTATGGTCGGGCCTGTGAGGGCCCGTGGAAATGGAGGCCATCGTGTCTGATTCTGTCGATTTCGTCCGTGACGCCATCGTGGAGGCGGCGAAGCGGGTTTGTGGCGTGGATGCGTCGGTGAAGACGCTCGGAAACTCCCGGTATTGCGAGATTTCGGTGCTGGGGGATGGTATGACGGTGATTGCGAGTGTGCAGCTGTTGCGGTCTTCCGGTGAGGTTGTCGGGTCGTTCGGGTATGCGGTGAAGCCGTGTGGCGGCGTCGATGAGGTGGATCTTGCGGCCAGGAATCGGGTCGTGAAGGCTTTGTCGAAGGCTCCGGGCGTGTCGGTGGAGGTTCGGAAGGATCCGGATTTCGGTTTGCCGCCGGATGTCGTGGTGAGGGAGGCGTGATCGTGGTTTCTCTCTGGGATGCGATGGTTCGGGCGTCGTTTTGGATGCTGGGCTTTGTCTTGGTCGTGGGTTTCGTGGTCGTGGCTGGCTCGGTGCTTGTCGGGGTCGTCTTCGTGGCGGCTGTTTGTCAGGGTGTCGCTTCGTGGCGGCGCCGGAGGGAGGGGTCGTGGTGATCCGGAGGCTGGTTGGCCTTGTGGGGCCTGTTGATTGGGTCCGTACGGGGTTGACGGTGTTGGCGGCTGTGGCGACGGTCTGGGGTGTCTTGGTTTGGCATTCTGGGGTTGTCGCGGCGGAGCGTGAGCGTGAGGCTCGCGATAGGGCGCCGTCGGTGGCGTCGTGTGAGCTGGTTTGGGGGACGTATGGTGTGACTGGCACCCGCTGCACCCCCATCCGCGGCAAGTAGTGTTGGTTTTCGTTTTCTTCTCGGAGGTTTCTCATGTTCTATATTGCTCTTTCGTCGGTGTGGCGTCGTGAGGTTCGCGGCCGGAGGGTTCGTGCCGTCGCCTTGCAGCACGTGACGGGGATGCGCCTGAATCTTGACGGCTCGGCGACGTTTCACGTGAAACTGATCGGGGAGGACGGGCATTCCTTGGAGTCTCGGTCGGTCCGGGTGTTCAAGGGTGACGATCCGTGGTTCGGTCTCGATCGCGAGGGGTCGTGTCTGGCTGCGACGCGGGTGCTCGGGGAGGATCTTCGCGGTTCGACTACGAGGTTCGCTCACCCGGTGTCTGTCGGGGTGTACGACGGGGTCGTGGAGTTCACGGATTTCGGTGACGGGTCCCGGTTTTTCTCTCGGCGGTTCGTGGCGCGGTTCCGTCCGGGCCGGGCGTTGCCGGATCGTTGGACGGAGACGGCGTGAGTCTGCGTGGGGCTGGCGGCCGGTTTGTCTCGGAGGCGCGGGCGGGTTTCTCCGCCCGCCTCCGGGAGGCGTTCGAGGCGGTGGCGTCGACGGCGCTGGGTTTGTGGATGGAGGGCGGTCTGCGGGGCGGCGTGTTCGAGTTGCCTGTGTGGGCTGGTCGGGCTGTCGCGTACGGTCGGGTTCGCGAGGTGCCCGTGGGGGGCTCGGTGGCGCCTGTGGTGTCGTGCCCAGTGGGGTTTTCCACAGGGTTCTGTTCTGGGTTTTTCAGTATGGACACTGCGGTGTTGGAGTGGCCGTCGGCCGGCGTCGGGTGCGCGATCCGGGAGGCGGGCTGTGACTGGTTCCGGCTCGGGAGTGTGCCTGTCGTGTCGGAGGGCCGGGTTGGGTTTCCGGGCGGGGTCGGTTCCGACCCGGTGGAGGTTTTCCGTGCGGTGGCCGAGTCCCATGAGGGGGCTGGGCGTTTCACGGGAAACATGGTTGACGAGGAAGGAGTTTTGTTTTGAAGATCGTCAATCTTACGCGTAGGGAAGTCTCTCTGGCGACTTCGGCGCCGGAGGGCGGCGTGATCCGGATTCCTCCGGGGGAGACGGAGACCAGGTTCGTCCTGGAATACGATGACTCGTTGAGTGAGGCTGTGTTTCTTGACGATTTCGGGGTGGAGGTGCGTGTGGAGTCGCGTCCGCGGGTTGCGCGCGTGTATCCTCCGCTGCCTGACCCGACGCCGGATACGGTGTTCATCGTGAATCGGAAGATCGCGGAGTTCTATGCGGAGACGCGTCGGGATTTTGTCGTCCCTGGCGCTATCGGGTTCGACCGCGGTGTCGGGAAGCGCTACATGTTCCTGGCGTCGCAGAATGGGATCGATGAGTCTTATGACTGAGTCGGGTTCGAGGTTCGAGGTTGCGGCGCCGGAGTCCGGCGAGCCGTTCGTGCCTTACGTGGAGGCCGGGGTGCCGGATTCGGTGTATCACGCCGATAAGCGGACGTTGTCTTCGTCGGAGGCCCGGAGGGTGTTGGAGTCGCCGTCCCGCTACCGGTGGGAGAAGGATCATGAGCGGCCGTACAATCCGGCGTTCGAGGTCGGGCATGCGGCGCACACGATGCTGCTCGGGGCGGGCTCCGACTGGGTGATCGTCGAGGAGGCGTCGTGGAGGTCGAAGGCCGCCGGGGAGGCCCGCGATCAGGCGTTGCGGGACGGGAAGAACCCGGTTCTGCGGGGGGACTTCGACGTGGTGAAGGCGATGGCCGACCGTATGCTGGAGCATCCCTTGTGCGGGCGCCTGTTCACTCGGGATGACGCCTATCCGGAGCTGTCGATGTACTGGAACGGGGACGGGCTGGAGGGCCCGGTTCCGTGCCGGGCCCGGCCGGATTTGACGGTCGGCGAGGGCGTCCCGGAGGTCCTCGTGGACTATAAGACGACGGCGGACGCGTCTCCGGACGGGTTCGCGAAGTCTGTCGCCCGGTACGGCTACCATATGCAGCAAGAGTGGTATCGGGATGCGTGCGAGGCGTTGTATGGGGCCCGTCCGGGGTTCGTGTTCGTCGCGCAGGAGAAGGCGCCTCCGTATGATGTGGGCGTGTACACGTTGGACGATACGGCCGCCGAGCTGGGGCGTCGCATGAACTCCGTCGCGCGTGGCGTGTGGGAGTGGTGTGTGAGGCACGGTTCGTGGCCGTCGCCGTTCAAGCCGGAGCCGGTGACGGTGAGCCTGCCGGCTTGGGAGGAATCGAGATTGAGGGAGGAATACCTGTGACTGGAACGTCGCATATTGCGCGGTCTCTGCGGCCGCGCCAGTCGGATACGGCGCCTCGCGGGGCGTCTCAGGGGACCGTGGTCGAGCAGGCCAGGGCTGTGGCGGATGTGCAGGCGGCGGCGCAGATGGCGCGGATGTTTCCGCGTGACACGTCGGTGGCTGTGGAGGCGATGGAGGAGTCGTGTCGGCAGGTCGAGCTTGCCGATCGGGCGTTTTTCTCGTATCCGCGTGCCGGCCAGACCGTGGTGGGGGGCTCGGTGCATCTTGCTCGGGAGCTCGCCCGCTGTTGGGGGCATATGGATTACGGGGTGAAGGAGTTGTCGCGTGGCGAGTCGGAGTCGGAGATGCTGGCGTTCGCGTGGGATCTTCAGACTAATGCTCGGGCGGAGACGACGTTCATCGTCCCGCATGTGCGTTCGAGGTCGCGTGGCGGCGCCGTCGAGTTGACGGATGTGCGCGATATTTACGAGAACAACGCGAACATGGGCGCCCGTCGTCTCCGGGAGATGATTTTCTCGGTGTTGCCGGCGTGG